TACGGCTCTTATTACTATTGATTCTACAAAGTGCACAAAAGCTGGACTTACGGCTCTTGAGAACGCACTTTATGGCGTAAATGCTGGCACTGGTGTAGAAGCAGCAGATCCTTATCTCCCGCTTCCTGCTAAGGTTTATGAGCTTCTTTCTACTCCCGGTGGAAACGGCTGATTTAATAATTTAATGGTGGGTATTCAGTAAGGCTGGCCCGCCTTATTTTTAATCTTGAAAGGACACTAAAACTATGTTAAAGAAAACAATTACTTACGAAGATTATGATGGAAATACTCGTACAGAGGACCTTTATTTCTTCATTTCTAAGTCTGAATTGACAGAAATGGAAATTACTACACCTGGTGGTTTCGCTAATAAACTTGAGAAGATCACAAATGCACAAGATGGTGGAGAGATTATGAAAATCTTTAAGGAGATTATTCTTAAAGCATATGGTGAGAAAGCACCCGATGGTCGTGGTTTTATTAAGAAGAGAAATGGCATATCTCTTGCAGAAGAGTTTGAACAGACCGCTGCATACGATGCACTCTTTACAGAACTTTTAATGGATCCAGATAAGGCAGCTGCTTTTATTAACGGAATTATGCCTAAGGATCTTATAAACGAAGCAAATAAACAGAATCTCCAGGCAAAAACGACTGGACTTCCTTCTGGAAATAACTAATTTTTAGAGGTGATTAGAATGCTAAAGATAGTTATCCCTGAAAGAGAATTTTTTGATGAAGATTCGAATGAATTTGTCTATTCCAAACCACAGGAATTAACACTTGAGCATTCCTTGATTTCTATTTCAAAATGGGAGTCAAAATGGCACAAACCCTTTCTTGATGAGAAGCATCAGAAAACCGACGAAGAGTTTATAGACTATGTTAGATGTATGTCATTAACTAATGTTCCGGATGATGTTTTTGAAAATATTTCTGAAAGAAATAAGGCTGATATAGTTAATTATATATATGACACTCATACAGCAACTTGGTTTGCAGAGGATAAAACTCCTCCTCCAAGTAATAAAATTATTACATCAGAAGTAATTTATTCATGGATGATACAAAATGAAATACCATTTGAATGTCAAAAATGGCATTTGAATAGGCTTATGACATTGATAAGGGTTTGTAGCTTAGATAACATGCCTGCTAAAAAGATGTCTCCTATGAGTATACTTAGCCAAAATGCATCTTTAAATAAAATGAGGAGAGCGGCTCTGCATACTAGAGGATAATAAGGAGAATTCTATTATGAAACAAGTTGTTACATTTGGATATGACAAAAGATTTAATAATAGAATGAAAAATCGTCTTGAAAAGATGAAAATTGATAAGAAATTTATTAAATTGAATGAGTTCGGACAGGAGGGGGTAGACAGATTGCAGGCTGCTACCCCAGTTCGAACTGGAAAAACTGCTAATTCTTGGTTTTATGAGATTAGTTCCGAAAATGGAATGACAAGTCTTATTTGGTATAATACAAATATTAATGATGGAGTTAATATAGCAGTTATAATCGACACTGGTCATGCATCTCTGAATGGTTCATGGACTCAGGGATACAACTATATAGATTCAGCTATAAATCCAATGATCGCTAAAATTAGAAAATATTTTAGAGAGGAGGGTTAATAAATGCCATATTCTGGATCGACAGTAGATGAACAAGTTGTGAAGATGTCATTTGATAATTCCAATTTCGATGGAAATATTAATGATAGTATTAAAGCGTTAAACAATCTTGACAATAAATTGCTGTCTGTAAATAAAAGTGGTTTTTCAAGTGTTACAAATAGCATAAATAATTTGGCTAATACATTTACTATTAAAGGCCAAATTATGTTTGGTGTTTTAACCCGTCTCGGTAATGAAATAGTATCCCTTGGAAATAAAGCATTTAGAAAGCTTACACAAGGGATTAGAGATGGTCTTGGTGAATATAATCAGATAATTGAATCTACCCAGACAATTTATCAAAATGTCAAACAAGATGGAAAATCTATCGATGATGTAAACAATGCACTTGACGAACTTAATGACTATGCTGATAAAACTATCTATAATTTCGGTCAGATGACTAGAATGATAGGTATGTTTACTTCAGCAGGCGTAAGTCTTGATAAGTCGGTTAGTAGTATTAAGGGTTTGGCGAATGCTGCTGCTCTTGTTGGTGCTACTATGGAACGTGCCCAAATCGGTTGGCAAGCTGTTTCAAGAGCAATGTCAAGCGGTAAGTTTACAAATGTAACCTGGAGATCACTTGAATTATCAGGTATTGCAGGTAAACAGTTTAATAAAGTAATTACTGAAGTTGCTAGAACGACAAAGGTAAAAGGCAAACAAACTGGAAAAGACATTGATGGAATGATAAAAAAGTGGGGATCTCTTAGAGAATCCTTACGAGAAGGTTGGTTAACAAAAGATATATTCACAGAAGCAATGGACATTATGTCCGGAGCTTTGGATAGAGATGCTCTTAAACAAAGGAAATATACAGACAAACAAATAGATGAATTATTAAAAATCGCTGAAGCAGCAGAAGAGGCGGCAACAAGAGTTAAGACTTTTAAGCAGTTAATGGAAACAACAGCTGAAGCAATTGGTTCAGGTTGGGCCCAGTCTTTTAGAATTCTTATTGGTGATCTCGAAGAAGCTAAGAAATTTTATACAAGAATTAGTGATGTTATTAGTGATTTTATTGACAATAATGCTAATATTAGAAATGAATTATTTAAGCAAATAATTAATGGAAAAGATAAAGGCATAGATGGAAAATGGAAATCTGGTAGAGACAATTTCAGGCAGATTATTGAAAACATGCTTGCCATTGTTAAGACATTTCTTAAGTCAGTTAAAACTGGATTTTATAATATTTTCCCAATTGAAAGAATTTCCGCAGCTGCAAGAAAGTTACTAGGAGTTGTAGAAAATTTTACAAGAGCCTTTACCTTAAACATGGGCGAAATTAAAAAAGATGGTCAAATTGCATGGGATACAAGTAATATAGATTCTGTAACCAATCATGTACAAAATTTGATTAAATTTTTTAGAGGCCTTGCATCTGCTGTAGACATTGCTTGGATGGCCATTTCTCAACCCATTAAGGCAGTAATTAAGCGTATTCCATTTTTTGAGAGTTTTTATGATAATGTTAATACTGGATTGGTAGGTATTATCAAAAAATTAGGAGTATTTGGGGATAAGATAACAGCATTTAGAGATGCTGCTAAAGATTGGGAAATCTTTGGTTATCTTACAGAATACTTCTTAGATAATATAGATGAACTTGGTCAAAAATACCCAGTATTAGGAGCAGTTTTATGGGTATTTAACGGAATTAGTACAGCCTTAAAAAATCTTAGAAAAGGTTTTAAACAGTTAAATATTAAACCATTGAGCGCTGCCTTTGGATTATTCAAAATAGTAGTAACCTCTATATGGAGAGTTCTTAATGGATTATTTGGTTTAATAAGAAATGCTAAAAACAGTGTCGATTGGTCTTGGTTAGAAGGACCTAAGAAATTAATAATAAATGTATTAAAGACCCTTAGCGATTATGGAAGAGGTTTATTGTCCTTTGAACAGGTCACTAAAGGAATTGGAGGAACTTTAGGAAATTTCTTTTCTAAATTAGGTTCCGTATTTAATAAATCTAAAGCAACTGACAAAATTAGAACAGCTACTCATGAAATAAATAAACAATATTCAAATCTTAATATTACTGTAGAGAAAACTGGTAAGAAGGTTCAATCTGTTTGGGATAAAATAAAGAGTTTCTTTAGCCCAGTTTCTGAATTCTTTAAATCTATAAGTTCTAATAGTAATTTAACATTTGATAACTTTGCTAAAAAGATCGCGCTAATTGGTGGTGGAGTTACAGCAGCTACAATTAGTATATCTCATTTAGTAAAAACTTTTGGAAAAATTAAGATAATAGATAATATTAATAATCTTTTGACTGCTGGAATAGATGTTATTAAAGCATATCAAAAAGAAGCACAATCTAAAATGATTCTTAATATTGCTATAGCAATAGGCATCCTTGCCGTTTCAATGGCTGCATTGTCATTTATTCCTTATGACAATTTAGAGGATGGTTTAGTAATATTTACATCATTTATGGCAGTATTAGCAATGACATTGCCCCCTATCATTAATTCTATGGCTAAATTCAACAATTCAATAAGTAGAATGAATGCTAGTGAAAAGCCACTTAATAATTTGATTGAAACCCTCGGAAAATTTGGAAAACAAGTTGCCGCCGGTTTGAATGCTAGAATGATAGGCAAAATGTTTAAAGACATTGCCATTGGTGTATTCGTATTAGTGGGAGCAATAGCAGCATTAACGTTATTGTTTAAATTCGATAGAAATAATACAATAACTGCTATAAAAGCGCTCGCTAAAATTATACTCACTTTAGCAGTAGCAATTGGAATACTAACAATAGCAATAAATTCATTTTCAAAATCTTTAAAAAATACAAAAAATGCAAATGTAGGAATCTTTGCACAGTTCTTTAAATTTGCAGGAGTTTCAAGAATAATACTTTCATTCTCAGCTGCTATACTCGTTCTTGTTGGGGCATTAGCAGTAATGACGACCCTTGATTCTACTAAATTGCACGAGAGTTGGGCTTTGTTAATGACCATAATAGGTTTCCTTGGACTTATTATGATGGGTGTAGCAAGTATAATTTCTAAAGCAAAAGATTTAGGAAAACTTAAAAAGATTAGTATTACTTTGTCTGGTGCATTATTTGGTATGGCTGCCATTATTGCAGCATTTGCTTATTTAAACAAACAGCTTCAAAAAGATAATACAAATCGCTTTTCTGAATCATTCTTTGCAATCGCTGGTCTGATGGCAATGTTTGTAACAACATACATTGGAATTGCAGAAATGGCAAAAAGGATTGGTGGTGGAAAAACTGGAGAATTAATTTGGAGAAATCTTAAATCAACAATAATAATTTTAACAAGTTGTTTATTAGCATTAGCAGGCGGTTTATATGCGTTAAGTTATGCTAAATCTATTCCTGCATCAATTGTAGCATTAATAACCATTTTAACATTATCGATGAGTGCATTAATATGTTTTATTGCAGCTGTCGTGTCAAAATCGAAGTCTACATTTACTTCAAATTTAGTTAAGGTTTTACAAGGAATAGCCATATCTATTTCAGCAATAATTTCATCAATTGGTGTTATGGCTGCCGGTATTGCAATGCTGGTGTCTACTATTTCATCATTC